ACGTCTTGTACAGATCCATGAGACCTGCCCCGGAACGTCCGCATACTGCGGCAGAGCACCGACAACGCTTTCGAAGTTCGCCAGCGTCAACTCAGAGTAGGCGTTGCCCGCTCCGAGAATCAGACCGGGAGCAGTTCCCGCCGTCAGCGTATCCAGTTGCGTACGAACGCCACTGATTCCGCCATCGGTTGAAATGCCCGTTCCGCCAAACGCTACGCTGTCTTCCTTGTTGCTGAATGCGTAGCTAATCTCGCCAGCGAGTTCGTTACCGAAATCGATGACAGAATCCTCATTCAGTTCAGCAGAAAGACGGGTAATCGCCATCAGCTTTTTAGCGGTCAGACTCACCTGATCGTAAGCAGCGTCAGACTCAGTACCGGCGGCATTTTCACCGACGAAATACGAAGTCAGCCCACCCGTTCGGCGTGGATCTGTCCGCGTATCACTGGACATGGTACGCATACGGAACACCCTGCGAGCCACTCCGTAGAGTTCCCTGAGTTTGATCAAGTCCGTTCCGAATTCATCCGGTACGAAGACATGCGAGCCAGTCGTATCGCTGCCGCCTTCGCCGTGAACCGCCATCGGATTGAATCCGAATTGATCGCGGGAAAATGCCAGCGCGTGATTGAACTGGAATTTACCCGGCATGTCTGCGGACAGTTTCGCCATGCAATACTGACCGAACCGATACGCTCGCTCCTGGGCAGTCACGCCGTCCACAGTGTCTGTGAAGTTCGTCAGCTTCCCGTGCCGAAGCACGCGAGCCGGGATCTTCGTAGACGCTGCCGGTTCACCCGCTGGCGTGGAAGGTGGATGAACGCCGGTGGCGCTTGCCATTTCCGCCGAACGATCCGTTTCCAGACCTTGAACCAGCACGAGACGTGCGGCGTTTTTCGCCTGAGTCTCGACCAGTGCGGTCAGTTCTTCGTCAGCCGTTTTAGCGTCGGCTGTTAGTTCGTCAATCTTCGCGTTGACTTCCTCAGTCAGCGTTTCGGGCTTTTCCTGCCCGGTTTCAATTAAGGCTTTCGCCTGTCCCAGAAGATCATCGCGCTTCGCGTTGAGTTCTTCCAGTTGTGCCTTGAGTGACATGGTTGGTTCCTTGCTTGTGTTGAGCGTCGGAACCAAACGAAATAACGCCAGCGGCTCCGACAGTTGTAAATAACTGTAGAACGGTTGGCGCTTGTCTTTGCAGCGTCTCTCGTCAGTCGGACCCGGTTGCCTGTCTGTGCGGCGTCGTCGTGTCCTGTGAATTGTCAGGTCAAACTTTAACGCACCTGAGACGGCTTTGTCAAACCGATTTCAAATGCTGCGATCTTTCGACGCTGCAACGCTAACGACATGGCAGGCAATGCCGCGTCCGTTTTTGCTGCGGTGTGCTTGTTTTTCTTGTGTTCTATCACCTCGTCCACGTATCCCGCCGCCTTCGCTTCTTCAGCAGAAAACACCGTGCCGTCGCCGTGCGGTCCCATCAGATCCAACTTCACCTTTGCTACGCTTTGCCCGGATGCTTCCGCGTAAACCTGCTCAAGATCCAAGTCCAGTTGTTTCAGAGATTCCAACGCTTCGACTAAGTCCGCCTGATGACCCATTGCCATTATCATGGAGTAGTGGGGTTCATACCGTGCCGCTTTGTAACAGCGGACGGTGTCGCAGGCGATAACCGCCAGGCTGGCTGCACTGCCTGCCCTGCCTTCGATGGTGCCGGTGGTTGGTCCGTCGTGAGCGTCAATGGCGTTGTACATCGCCACGCCGTCGTAGGCTAAGCCACCGGGGGAGTTCACCCGCAGATTAACCGACTTCCCCCGGTTGTCTGCGAGAACACGCCCGACCGTCAGCGAGTCTGTGCCTGTGAATTCGTCACCGATAACACCATGTAGAAATATATCCACGGAGTCCTCGTGAATGGCGTACTCCACGCCCATCTGATGCGGTCGGCACTGTGCCAGCAGGTCGCCCGTTGGTGTCAGGCATTTCGGTTGCGTTATCATTTTACCGTCTCCATTAAATCAGTTGTAAGCGTCACCGCCCTATCGTCCCACGTCGCCACGAGGTCTGCGACATTCCCTGACAACGTCGCAGGCATTGAAGAACCGGCGACATTGAGAAGCTGCCGTTTTGATTCGTCGGCATGTTTTGATTTCGCGGCGATAGCGTCCGCACCTTGCATTCCGGTTATCGAATCCGCAGCCCATTGGTCATAGAACCCGTCCAGCCAGTCGCAGAAGTTCGCTTCGTGCTTTGCGGCTGTCGTCACCTTCCGCTGCTCAAATTGTAGCGAGTTCGTCACGTTGCTGTGCAGGATCGCACGCAGCGTATCCGCCGTCGTGTCTGTTTCTTCGGTGCCGTCGTCTTCATCCGGTTCCGGTGGTGGTGTTTCCATTCCTTCGGGTTCCTCTCCGACTTCCAGCCAGTTCGCGGGATGGTATCGCTTGTCACCATCCTCGCCGACGTCCGGCATGTTCAGAAGTTTACGGGATTCGTTCACCGTCAGCATCCCGATTTCAACCTGCTTCGCGATGCCGTTGACTTTCTTTTCAAATTCCATTTTCACGGCGGCTTCCGCGTTGAATTCAATAAAGTGGGAGCCGCGTTCTTGCTCGCGTTCAGAAAGTAGCTTCCGCTCTAGCTCATCTTCCCACGTATCGAGCCACGGGCGCAACGAGTGATCCAGAAACGACTGGTTTTCGGATTCCAGCGAATTGTGGCTGGTCCGTGTCGCGTCTCCCAGCAGATGCGGCGGAACTCCGAGGATGTTCGCCACGACGGCCCGTACTTCAAAGTCGCGAGTTTCGTTGAACTGCCCGGCGTTCGGATCTATCGACGTTGGGATAAATTTCGCCCCGTCCTGCAACAGTGCTACCTTGTGGGCCTTCTGCATTCCTTCCGCCATTTTCGACCAGGCTTGCATCGTGTTCCGGATTTTCTCCTCGTCGAAATGGCCGGGCACCATGAGCAATCCGCCCATGTTGGCACCCTGCCCGAAGAACCGCGAACCGAATTGCTGTGCAGCAATGCCGAGCCCTAACGCCTCGTTGAACGTATCCAGCGCGGAGTATCCAACGATGCCGTCGTGAGATAATCCGGCAATGTGCAGGACGTCACGGCCTGGGAATTTCTTCTGTTCGCCGCCAATGGTCGTGCAATACCACAATTCACCGTCGATGTATCGAACCAGCATCTGCTGCGGATCCATGACCCACAACGCTACGGGCTTCCCGGTGTTCATCGTTCCCGCTCGCTCGATCCATGCAAACCCGTTCCCGAATATCAGGGCGTGCCCCTGCATCGTCTTCTGGAACTGCCGAGCGTGCTGAATCGGGGACGCGAGCCGCCGAATGAGCTTCTGTGCGGGATGCTGCTTCGCGATGACACGATCCTCGCCGTCCTCGCGGCGGAAGACGTCAATCGGTAGACCTGAGACACCATTTGCCAGCAGATTCACCCCACGCCAGAACGCTGGGTAACCGACAACACTTTTATGATTCACCTTCACGCCGGCCAGTGATTCACGGCCAGAATTAAAAGTCTGGTGCCATTGATCAGCGTCCCGCAGATTGATCGCTTGCGGTTGCTCTTGTGGCATCGCAGCGACGGCTATTGTGCAACCGTATTCCATAATTCGAACTCCTTAGAACAAGACGACCCCGCCGCCCTCTGTGCTATACACGCTCGTGTCTGATCCGTAGTGGATCAGCAAGCCGAGGCCCATTAACATTGCACAGATTCCGTCAATCTTCTCTGCTGACTTGCCTTTGTCCGGTCGTATGTTCCCACTCGGGTCTTCCTTGTGGGCGACGTTCGACGCCATCCACCTCAGAACCTCGTTTCCGTCGTGGTGTATCTTACCCGTAGCGAGCATCGAGAGCAATTTCTTGAATGGTTCGTTATACGTGCCGAACGTCTGCGGCATCTTCAGCAGGACGTGGTCCGGGATGCCGTTTTCCTTCAACAGTTGAGTTACACCGCTGGCGTTCCACGGATCGAAGCCAATGTGCCGCACGTCAAACGGTTTGCTGATCTCCGTGATACGATCCGATAGATATCGGATGTCCACCTCGTTGCCGTCCGTCACCTCAACGCTGCCACGCTCGGCAAAGTGCCGAATCAGCCGCTGATCGTTGCCCGCTCGCTGGCTGACGTTAGCTTCAGGAATCCAGAACCAGGGCATGACCGTTGCCCCGCCATCGTCTTCCGGGAATAGCAAAGCGTACGCCGTTACGTCACGAGTGGATGACAGGTCAAGCCCCGCGTAGCAGACCCGCCCGTGATAGTCCTCCGGGTTAAATTCCGTCTTGCAATCGTCCCACGCTGCCATCTGAATGATACGGCTCTCCTGCTCCGTCCACTGATTCAAATGGAGCCGCCGGAATCCGTTTTCCAGTGCCGGAATCTCCTGGGCTTTCGTGCATTCGCCCCGCAGAAAATCCCGCTTCAGTGACACGTCCAGACACGGATTGGCTTTTTCCCATACCGCTTCTGATGTCCAATCGTCGTCAGGTTCTGCTGAATACAACGCCGGCAGATATCGCTCATCCAGTGAAGGATTTGCCTCAACTGCTCTGGCGTATTGGTGCTGCTCCCAGCATATCGACGACCGATCATGCCCGGCTGTCGTGATGCTAAAAAACAACGGCTGATCACGCGCACCGAATCCAGTCTGAAACGCTTCCCACAGTTCCCGGTTCGGCTGCTCGTGGAGTTCGTCAAAGATGACACAATGCGGATTCGTCCCGTGTATCGCACCAGCCTCTGACGAGCACGCCTGAAAGAATCCGTCTTTCGTGACAAGCCGTTTTTTGCTGTCGAGCCGCTTCGCCAATGCTTTCATGTGCGGATTGTTGGTGACCATCTTTGCTGCGATCTCGTAAACCAAGCCCGCCTGATCTCGCGTTGTTGCGGCTGAGTAAACCTCTGAGCCAATCTCATCGTCGACCAGCAGCATGTAAAGCAGGATGCCTGCGGCCAGCGTCGTCTTCCCGTTCTTCCGAGGAATTTCACAGTACACGTATCGATACCGCCGAAGTCCCGTTTCCTTATCCTTCCAGCCGAACAGCTTACCGACAAGGTCAGACTGCCACGGTTGCAGTTCAAACGCACCGGACCTGCCCTTGACGTGCGTCAGCATCATCGGGAAAAAGTCGCACGCCCGCTTTGCTTCGTCGTCGTCGAAGTACCATCTATCCGAAGAATCGTTTCGCTTGCCCATCCTGTTCAGTTTCCTCCGTGATTACCAATCGGGTCCGGCTGGCTGGCGTCATGCCGAATTCGCAAAGCAGCTTGTGACATAGTGCCGCGTATGCCCGGTGAGCCTTGCCCGCTGGGTGTTCTGCAATTCCCTTTTCCGTGGTGATGTAGTGGCCCTGATCCTTCAGCGTCGTGATACATTCCCGCCATTTCTGATACGCATCGCAATACTGCTCCAGGCTGGATCGCTCTGCTTGTGACAACACTTTGAGAATGACCAGTTCTGAGCAAATCCGCTTCCACTCTTTTCGGGCTTCGCCCTTTAGATACGTCGGACACTTCGGAGCCGCAACCGCCGGCGTTGATGGTGACTTCGGTCGCCGCTGCGGATCTTTGTCATAGTCGCCGTCGTGCATTTTTAGTGCGTGCGGTTTTGCGGGTTTACCTCTGCCGGCAGGCATGATTTTCTCCTTCAATCATTTTGATTCACGCACCATAATCCGCCGAGCGATGCCGCCCGGCTATTGTCCTTTTGATAACTCGGCAAATAACGCGGAAAAAAGCGAGCGGG